ATAAACTATTGACTCGCCACTTATAAATAAGTATATGAATAAAATATTAATAATCTTAATGAGTTTGATTCTTGTTAGTTGCTCAGTAGCAAATCCTAAACTATCATTTGGTAAGAAATGCGTGGATAAAGGTGACCAGGTTCACTATTCCTACGTATGGATATATGATAAAAACGCAGGGTTAGTAGCTGATGAAATTACTTGCGAGTTGATAGACAACCAGGATTGACATTAGCTAGGGTTGGTGATATATTAACTCTATGAATAAAGATATAACTAAAAGTATACCATACGTGGTATTCAAAGAGCGAGTAGCAGGCAAGTGGACTACATTTACAAGTAATGATGTATTTCAAGCAGGCAAACAAGTAGTCTTTTCTTTACCAGGTGCATTTACACCAACGTGTTCTAGCAAACAATTACCAAATTTTGAAAGACTCTATGAAGAGTTTAAATCAAAAGGTATAGATGAAGTTTATTGTATATCAGTAAATGATTCTTTTGTAATGAACGCTTGGTTTGATAGTCTTAAAGTAAATAACGTTAAGGCAATACCTGATGGAAATGGACACTTTACTAGACGAATGGGTATGTTAATAAACAAAACTCATTTAGGATTTGGTATGAGGTCTTGGAGATATGCTATGGTAGTTGAAGATGGACAAATTATTAAATGGTTTGAAGAAGAAGGTATCAATGACCGAGGAAAAGGTGAAGACCCTTATGTTGCTACTGATCCAGAGAACATTTTAAAAAGTTTATAGCATTGACATTTAGTTAATAAAAGTATATAATTATAAATTATGAAGGAGTTGATATGAATCTATCAAACAGTACAGTTGCAATCTTAAAGAATTTTGCTGATATTAATAAAAATATATTAGTAAAACCTGGAAAGCAATTACAAACTATTTCTACTTTAAAGAATATTCTTGCCGAAGCAGATATAGACCAAAAATTTGAGCAAGAATTTGCGATATATGATTTGCCAGAATTTTTAAGGGCAGTTGAATTATTTTCTAAATCAGATATCAAATTTAATGGTACTAACAAATTGGTTATTTCAGACACCAATTCAAAACAATCAGTTAAGTATTTCTTTGCAGATAAATCAGTAATTGTTGCACCAACTAAATCAATTAATATGCCTGATAAGTATGTAACTTTTACATTAAAGAGTAAATGTTTTGCTGATTTACAAAAAGGTATAGTTACGTTGAACTTACCAGACATTGCAGTAAAAGGTGATGGTAAAAACATTACAATGATTGCAACTGATAAGAAAAATAAATCTTCAAATGATTATTCTGCTGTAGTAGGCACAACTGATAAAGAGTTTGTAGCATATTTCAAAGCAGAAAACTTGAAAATAATACCAGATGATTATGATATTGCGATTTCTAAACAAAGAATAAGTCATTTTGTTAATAGAAATAAACCAGTACAATATTGGATAGCATTAGAACCTGATTCTGAATTTTAAATGATGAGTATATTATGGCAGAAAATTTATGGGTTGAGAAATACCGACCTAGAACAATTGACGATTGTATTTTAACAAGTGAATTAAAAGAAACTTTTAAAGAATTTGTAAAACAAAAAGAACTTCCAAACTTATTACTATCAGGTACAGCAGGTACAGGTAAGACTACTGTAGCACGTGCTTTATGTGAAGAATTAGGTTGTGATTACATTATCATTAATGGATCAGATGAAGGTAGACAAATTGATACACTCCGAAATAAGATTAAAAATTTTGCGTCAACTGTATCTTTAACTGAAACAGCAGGTCATAAAGTTGTTATAGTTGATGAAGCAGATTATATGAACGCTGATAGTGTTCAACCTGCATTAAGAAATTTTATAGAAACATTTTATAAGAATTGTAGATTTATCTTTACTTGTAATTATAAGAATAAGATATTACCAGCATTACATAGTAGATGTACCGTTATTGATTTTTCAATTACTAATGGTCAGAAAGTTAAAACAGCAACACAACTTATGAATAGGTTGTGTAATATCTTAACAGATGAAAAGATAGAGTTTGATAAAAAAGTACTTGCAGAATTAATACAAAAACATTTTCCAGATTTCAGAAGAACTATTAATGAACTTCAAAGATATTCAGTAAGAGGTAAAATTGATAGTGGTATATTATTCAGTATAACTGAAGCAGATACTAAACAACTTGTAGCAATTTTAAAAGAAAAAAGATTTAATGATATGAGAAAATGGGTTATTCAAAACCTAGATAAAGAACCATCATCATTGTTTTCAACTGTATATGAAATACTATACAAGAACTTACAACCACAATCTATACCACAAGCAGTTTTAGTTATAGCTGGATATCAATATAAATCCGCTTTTGTAGCAGACCAAGAGATTAATATGGTCGCTTGTTTAACAGAAGTAATGGCAAACTGTAAGTTTAAATAAATGAAAAGTTTAGTTGAGGATTGGGATAAATTTTTTAAAGAACATCCAACTGGTGGACCTTGGGATTATAAAAATCCTAGCAATGAACGAAAGTTACAAGATGGACACGTTGTTGATTTTATAAAGTATTATAATTTTGAAAAAAATTTAAAGGTTTTGGATTGTGGATGTGCAGATGGTAGAAATTCTGAATATCTTATCAATCAAGGGTTTGAGGTAACAGGTGTAGATTTTTCACAAACGGTTATAGAAAGAACTCAAAAGCGCTTACCAAAAGGAAAATTTCTTGTTGGAGATATAAGAAAATTAGATAAGATTGAAGAAAATAGTTTTGATTTTCTTATTGACGCTGGTGCTTTCCACGTGAATTATCCACAAGATACTCTATCCATTATAAAAGAGTATCATAGAATATTAAAACCTTCTGGAAAAATGTTTATTAGAGTTTTCAATAAAGAAGACAATCAACCACACCTTATTTTTTTTGTAAATAAAGATACTATGCCTGTATTTGGATATAGTGAGTCTGTATTTACTAATCATATTAAAAATTATTTTAATGTTAAACATAAAAAATATGATTCTGTTTATGGTATGCACGGTGAAGGATGTAATTATTATTATTTGGAAAGTAAATGAAATTAAATGTATGAATTAAAAGATTATCTTAAAGCAATTAATGAATCAAAAGAGAACTTATTAGACACACCCGACCCGACTTGGGAAAAGAAGTACCCACCATTTGTAATTAACCGTTGTCTATCTATGTTCTATGATACCATAATGCATAGCAATGAAATGAACGGATTACATTTCCTACCAAAGCGTATGCAGTTTCACTATTTCATAAATAGTATACGAAAGAAAAGGCGATTTGGAGGTAAGTGGCTATCAAAAACCAAGTTGAAGAACCTAGATGTTATTAAGAAGTATTATGGATATAGTAATTCAAAGGCAAAGGAAACTCTCAACATTCTTACAGACGACCAAATTGAAATTATTAAAAATAAACTTATACAAGGTGGGAGAAAGTTTAAATGAGCGAAGATATTATTAGTTGGTCGGCTAGCGATATGCTAGAAGTGACCATAAAGCAACCTGATGACTTTCTAAAAGTCAGGGAAACATTAACAAGAATCGGTGTAGCAAGTAGAAAAGATAAGACACTTTATCAATCGTGTCATATACTACACAAACAAGGTAAATATTACATAGTCCATTTTAAGGAACTATTTGCATTAGACGGTAAAAAATCAACATTAACTCAAAACGATATTCAAAGAAGAAATACCATATCTTTATTATTACAAGATTGGAACTTAATTGATGTAGTTAAAAAGGACGCAACGGAAGATAAAGCACCGTTAAGTCAGATAAAAGTATTACCATTTAAAGAGAAAAAAGAATGGACATTATCTGCTAAATATAACATAGGGAAAAAAGTGGAAGACAATAAGGAAAAGAAACCTGAAGCAACCAGTCCAACGAGTAATGAATAAATGCAGATATCAAATTTCAAAGACTACATAACAGAAGCAAAAACTTCTGGATCATATAGATTAATCATTATATCAGATGAACCTGAAAATGATTTAAACTTTCATACAGCTAAAAACTTAATGAAACAAGCAGATAAGCTTGGTCATAAGTCATATATCTATAGAAACACAGGTGGTTATGTAACTGTTGAAGATGATGGAGAACTGTATTTCCATAACAAAGATGACAAAAAAGGATTTAGAGTATCTGCTAAAGATACAATTGCTATTATAAGAGGTTCAGTAGTACGTAGAGATAGTTGGATGGACTTGGTAACACGATTAGAAAAACACCAAGTTTTTACTATTAACAGTAGAGAATGTGTTAGTATGTGTGCCGACAAATATAGAACTTCATTAAGATTAGCAGACTATGGTATTAGACAACCTAAATCTGTATTGGTAACTGATCCAGAAAATTCAATAGAATCTTTTGAAAGTTTAGAAGAAAAGTTTCCTGTTATCTTAAAGACATTAAGAGGATCAAAAGGTGTTGGTGTCTTGTTTATTGAATCAGAAAAATCTTTAGATTCAATTGTACAATTACTTAATAAACAAGATGAGGATTCTGATATATTATTACAGCAATATATAAAAACTAAATGGGATGCTAGAGTTTTAGTATTACAAGGTAAAGTATTTGCTGCTATGAAAAGACACGTAGTGCCAGGAGATTTTAGAAGTAATGTATCAAGAGGTGCAGAAGTAGAAGAATTAAAATTAACAAAAGTAGAAATAGAAGAAAGTTTAAAAGCTGCTAAGGCAGTAGATGGTCAATGGGTTGCAGTAGATTTTATACCGTCAGCAGATAGAACAAAAGAACCACCATTTGTTATTGAAGTTAACTCTTCACCAGGTACAGAAGGTATAGAAGAAGCAACAAATAGAAATTTAAGTAAAGAAATCATACAATATTTTGAAGATAGAGAAAATTGGAAAAAAGTTCCTAGTATGTGTGGTTTTAAAGAAGTTGTACATATACATCCATTTGGACGTATAGT